AGCTCGTGCCGCTGGTCCGCCGCACTCGCCAAGAGCGCAACGGCGTGCTCCGTGACCGCTGGCTCCGCTACTACCGGATCTGGAGCGTGCGGCACGATTCGCAGGGCTACCGGGGCCGCACCAATACCTATTTCCCAGTCGGCCGGCGCTGGATTGAACAGTGGGTCACGCGACTCAAACGCGATCTCTTCCCCGACCAAGACTGGTTCGCATGCAAGGCGCTCCGCGAAGACTTCGAGGCCCGCGTGCCCGCCAAGGTGGCGCTCCAAAAATACTGGATGCGCCGCCACATGCGGCTCCGGAAACACGCGCTCCCGTGGCTCCGCCAGCTCGTCATGTATGGCACGTCGCCGGTGCGCAACGTGTGGCGGGCGGTCGAGCATGACCAGACGGTGCTCCGCGATGTGCTCGACGACGACGGGGCCCCGTCGGGCAAGACGATCGAGCAGGTCGAGAAAGTCGCCGACTTCCTCGGGCCGACCTTTGAGCCGGTCGACCTCTTCGCGTTCTACGTGTGGCCGCCGACCGCCGCCGGGCTCGACGACTGCACGCTCGTCTTTGAGGACCGCTGCGTCCCGCGGAGCCGGGTCTATGCCTTGGCCAAGAAGCCGCTCGACCCCTCCGACTCGAAAGCGGGCAACGTCTACGAGGGCGTGGATGAGCTGGTCGCGCTCTATGACCAGGCGATCCAGAACCGCACGGGCGGCCAAGCCGGCCGCAACCCCGACAAGTACGACGCGCTTGCGATCCGGCTCGCCGACAAGGGGTTTACGGCGCCGCTCGACTTCAACGTGCCGGCGGCGCTCCGCCCGCTCGACTTGACCGAATGCATGTGGACGGTCGACTTGGAGGACGACGAGCCGGCGCGGTATCTCGTCACGCTCGGCGCCGATGAGGTCCCCTTGCGTGTGCAACGCCGGCCGTTCTGGCACGGTGCGACGCAATGGCTCGTCGGCCGCTTTCAGCAGATCCCCGAGGAGTTTTATGGCCGCGGGCTCTGCGAGCTGTTCGACTACATGCAGTACTTCGTCAACGACTTGGGCAATCAGTCGGGTGACGCGTTTGTCTGGTCGACCAACCCGATTGCGGTCGTCGACATCGGCGCGGTGCAGGATCCGACGTCGCTCCGCATGGCGCCGGGCGCCAAGTGGCTCGCCAATCCCGCCGGCGTGCAATTCACGACACCGCCGCAAGGGGCCGCCACCGCCGGCTTCACCGCCGTCCAAGGCTATGTCGGGCTTGCCGATACGCTCGTCGCCCCGACGCCGGCGCGTCCGATGGCGCCGCAGCAGCAGACGGGTGCGCAGGATTCCGCCGGCTTGGCGGCCCAGCTCGCCGATTCCGCGGTCGACCTCCGCGCCGTGATCGAGAACCTCGAGGACGACGTCATGGTGCCGCTCCTCGAGCGCTCCGACATTCTCACACAGCAATGCCTCGACCGGGACATTATCTTAAAGGTGGCGGGCAAGGACGGCATGGAGCTGGTCGAGCACCCGATCACGGTCGCCGACCTCGTCGGCGAATATGAATGGGAATGGCTCGGCACGACCAACGCGCTCAACCAGCAAGTCCGGGCGCAGCAGATGGTGCAAGGCATCGCGCTCATGTCGCAGATCCCGCCCGACCAGCTTGCGGCGCAGAATGTGACGATCGACTGGCCCTACATCCTGCGCACGTTCTGGTCAGTCGGGCTCGGGCTCCCCGACGCCGACCGGGTCATCAAGACCGGCAAGGATATCGCGCCGAATGACTGGCGCTGGGAGAATGCGCTCGCCCGCGTGAATCGTGCCGACGAGCTCCGCGTGTCGCCCCAAGATGACCACACGGCGCACGTGCAGGGGCATCAGCACTTGCTCGACAGCGATTCCTTGACCGACGACGCGCGGCTCGGGCTCCAAACGCACATTCACCATCATATCGGGCTCCAGATTGCCGCCGAGGCGCAAGCACTCGCCCAGTCGATGGCGACGTTGGCCGGGCCTCCCGGCATGCCCGGTGCTCCGCCGCCGGGAGCGCCTCCGCCCGGGATGGTTCCCGGCGGTGGCCCACCCCCGCTGCCCGGGGGCCTGCCTCCGGGGGCGCTCCCGCCGGCGGGGCCCCCACCGATGGGGCCACCCCCCGGGCCGCCGCCCATGCCGCCACCACTCCCCGTGGCGCCGGGTGGGCCGCCCCCTCCTTATATAGCGGGTGTGCCGGGAGGCGGTGTGAACGCGCTCGCGGCCCGGGTCGGCCCCGACTTTGGCGCCAAGCGGCCGCATAGCGACTCCCGCGACCGGGCGAAGACGATCATGGGCATCCGGCCCCCGGCCCCGCTCGGGCAAGGGCGGGTGGGCAAAACGAGGGGCCTCGCGGACCTCTTCCGCGGCCTCCCGCGGCTCCCGAGGTAAATGATGGCGGAGAACTGGATAAAAGGCGCAATCAAGCGGCCCGGGGCGTTCTCGGCCAAGGCGAAAGCCGCCGGCAAGTCGACTGCGGGCTATGCCAAGTCGGTCTTGAAGGAAGGCTCGAAAGCCTCGACGCGCACCAAACGGCAAGCGGCACTCGCGCAAACGCTCTCAAAGCTACGTTCCGGCAAGGCCAAATTCTGAACGGAGGGGGCCTCGTCATGCCGTTGATCCAATTGATCGTCGTCCTGATCGTGATCGGCCTCATTCTCTACTTGGTCGAGACGCTCTTGCCCCTCGACCCGGCGATTAAGCAGGTGATCCGGGTCGTGATCGTGATTGCCGTGATCCTCTGGCTTCTGTCCCTGGTCGGGCTGATCCCGCAGCGGATTACCTTCCTTGGCCCGCGGCGATTCCTCACCTGAGCGTGCGGGGGCTTGACAGGTCGGGGGGTCGCAAGGCACACGGGCCGCCCCGACATGGCACGTAAACGCGGCGCCGTCGGGGCCGGGAAGAGTAAGGCGCTCGTGCCGCCGATGAAGGGCGCCACGGCTCCGCCGCCCGCGCCGCCCCCGCGCGCCATGCGCGGCCGCGTCGCGCTTGCGATTCCCGTGCTGCGCGCGACGCCGACCCGGGGCCGCCCCGGGGCCGGCCCACCACCGCCCCCAGCGCGCACGCCGCCGGGTCGCCTCCCGCCGCCTCCGTCCGTCGGCCGGCGCGTGCCTGTCACCGCCGCCCCGCCGCCTCCGCCGCCGCGGCCGTCCAGCACGGCGCCGGTCATGAAACAGCGCGGCGCCCGGCAAACGATGGCGGCCATGCGCCGCGGGAGCGTGCCCTTCTAATGATAGAGGTCGGCGGCGTCGATCCGCACGAGCTCGCGCAGCTCGTCAGGGACCTTGAGGCGAGCGGGTATCACACGGCGCTGCGTACGTATGTCGAGAGCCGCATTGCGCAGCTCTTGGTCGATGACGTCACGGACCCCTATGTCGCCATGAAGCGGCGCGGGCAAGTCGAGGAGCTGCAACGGCTCATCCTCCCCCTCTTCGTCAAGTCGCTGGCGCTCGGGGCGCTCGCCCGCCGGGCCGAGGCGCGCGCCATGGTCGATGCCGTGCGGCCGCTCGAGCCGCGCCGCGAGTGGTGGACCGACCAGGTCGACGAGGAGCCGATCCCGTAATGGCCGACGAGCATCCGACTGCCCCCGCCCCCGAGCCCACCACCTCCGACGCGCCGGCCCCCGAGGCCGGCGCCCCGCCGGCGGAGGATTGGGGGGCGCGGTTCTCGAAGCTCGAGGGCGAGCTCGCGCATGAACGTGCGCAGCGGGCGGCCCTTGAGGGTACGTTGCGGCTCCTCGCCCCCCAGCCACAGATGGTGCAGCAGGGGCCGCCGCCGCTCGTGCGTCTCCCGCACGACGCCGCGCAACGGATCGCGGCGACCCTCGGCGGGCAGTGGAACGAGGAGGCCGTACAATCGCACGCACCCATCTTCGCAGCGTTCGGCCAAGAGCTCTTGGCACCCCTGCTGCAAGGCATCGAAGGCATGGCGGACGTCGTCGACTTGCTCCAGGTCCGGCAAGAGGTCCCGCAGTACGAAACGCAGGCCGAGGAGGCCGACCGCGTCCGCACGGAGTATCGGCAACGCGGCCAGGTGATTACGCGCAAGCAAGCCGTTGCGCTCGTAAAGGCACGCCGCATGGACGACCCGAAATACGTGGATACGCTCGTCGACGAACGCGCGCGGCAACGCAGCGCCGACCAGGCACACCGCGCGGCGGCCGCCGCCGGCGCTGTCACTGAGGGCGGGGCGAGCGCGCAGAAAGCTGGCCCGGAGCCGACCAAGGGGTCGCGCACGCCGCCGACGCGCGAGCAATTCGCGTCGATGACGCTCGAGGAGAAACGCAAGGCGCTCGAGGGCGCCGCGCTCTAATAGGAGGACGCCATGCCCGGCAGTACCTATAACTACAGCGACCCGGGACTCAGTACCTCAACCACCCTCGTCAACGACCTTGCGCCGCTTTGGCTGCAAGACGAGCTCTTGGCCATCGCGCAAAAGCTGACCGTGTTTCAGGACATTGGCGACACGCCGAATATGCCTGACGGCGAGGGCAAGACGTATTCGGCGCAGCGCTACGAGCGGCTGCCGCTCCCGGGCGCGCCGTTGACGGAGGGCATCACCCCGGATTCGACGGCGCTCGTCGTCAACAAGGTGACGGCGATCTTGGAGCAGTGGGGCATGGTCGTGTCGCTCACCGACGTGGCGCTGATGACGACCAAGCATCCCGCGCTCACGGCGGCCAAGGATCGGCTCGGCAACGCGTCGGCCGAGCTCCAAGACCGTGAGATCCAAAAGGTGCTGATGGGCGGCGGCGTGGTCGTCTTCCCGGGTGGCAAGACCTCGCGGACGACGCTTGCCACGACGGACGTCCCGACGACGGACTTTGTCTCGGGGATCGTCGCGACGCTGCGGCAGCTCGGCGCACCGAGTTTCCCCGGCGCGATGTACGCCGGCGTGATCGATCCGTACCACGAGCAAGATCTCGCCAAGGATCAGACCTTCGTCGCCTCGCACCAGTACGCCGAGACCACGGCGCTGATGAATGCCGAGGTCGGGAGGTGGAGAGGTGTGCGCTGGAAGCGCTCGAACTTGATGCCGATCATTTCGCTCCTAGCGACGGGTGCGGGTGGCGTCGCGGGGGCCGCTATTACGTCGCTCCCGACGGGTGACACGGGTTTCACCGCTGGCTCGACGGTCAAGGTCACGGCAGCGCTCGCTGATCCGATCACCGGGCTTGACAGCCGCCAGATCGCGACCGCCAACGTGACCAATGCGTCCGCCTTCGATGTCCAGTTTACGATTTCCGCGACCGCGCCCGAGGGCCGCTACAACCTCTATGTCTCGACCGAGGGCGGCACCGTGCCGCTGTATCAGGGCATCGTGTCGAAGCCGGTGGGTGCGCAGCTCCAAGCAAACGTCGCCAAGGTGAGCGGCGGCGTCTCCATCGGGTTCTCGTCGACCGGGGCGCCCGCCGGGGCCGACCCGCCGGCGACCGGCAACGTGCACGTCGGCTACATCTTCGGCAAGAGTGCCTTTGCGGTGCCCGCGCTCGGATCGCGCGTCGAAACCACCTTGACCGCAGCGACCGCGAGCGATTCCGATCCGTTGAAACAGCGAAGGAAATGCGGCTTCAAGTTCATGACGAAGACCTGCATCCTCAACACCGATTTTTATCGGCGCTTTGAGGCCGCGAGCGCGTTCGGTTGATTCCGATGGCTCGTCCTCCACTGCAGCGGCCGGCGGTGGCTGAGCCGTCGGCCCCGGATGATGACGCCCTGGCGGGCGAGGCGCCGCTCGAGCCCGAGGAGCTCGCCAGCGCCGCGCTTGAGGGCCGGGTCGGCCTCACGCCCGAGGTCGTGCGGGCGCTCAACGACACGTGGCGGGAGCTCGTGCAATACGACGACAACGCGAGTCGGGAGCGCTGCCGAAAGATTGCGGGGATTCTCCGCCGGGCGAAGCATACCGAGCTCCATCCCGGGTGCGAGCGCGTCACGATGGACGTCCCGATGCTGGCCAACCGGACCTTTGCGCGCATCAATGAGCGCGTCTATTTCGGACGGGTCGAGGTCTGGGAGTGCGAGGCGCGCACCTTGGCGAGCCTCATCTATGAGGCGCGCAGAGTCGAGGCGCAGCGCATGGACGACCGGCAGAGCGAGCATCCGACGCTGGACTTGGACTCGCCGTTCGCGGAGCGGGCGCGGGCGATCCAACGGGCATGATGGCGAAGGGTCCCGCCACCCGCGGCACGCCGCCGTTTTCCGGCCAGCTCGTCAAGGTGACGGGCGAGGGCGAGCATGTCACGATTGCGTTTACGGCGCGCAATGCCACGGAGCTCGAGGCCGCACTCGCCGCCGCCGCTACGGCAGCCGGCAAGCGCGTGCAGGCCAATAACGCCGCCCTCATGGCCGCCGGCGAGCATTTCGAGCAACGGCAACGCCAAGTGTACCAAAACGCGGTCGGGCAGCTCCGCCACGAGCTCGGGCTCCCCGACCCGCCCGCGGTAGAGGAGGACGTCGCCCGTGCCGACAATCCCGCCGGGGCGGTACACGCGGCAGAAAATCCGTGACCTCGCGTTAAACCGCGCGGGCAACCGCGCGCTCGACGCCGA